CTTAGAAGAGCCTATAACCTACTCGATAATCGTTGCAGATTAATCTAAAGATATGAATCAATTATAGCAGTTTTATAAAAAGATGTCAAGTGTGACCAAAGGTATCAATAGGTTTGATACTCCACCACCTCAAAGAGGCTGTGATAATGCTCCAAAAAAAGCACCCACTTCATCCATGCTAAGTGGTTTATCTAGTGGTCTTTCCTCTGCAACTTTACTAATCATAAAGTCCTCAGGTTTAGCCTTCTTACTACCAAGTCCTCTTGAAATCATTGACATCAATATTGACATCTGTATCTCTGCAATTTCAGGTGATTTATATTTGTTGTATTGTAACCATTTTAGGTACTCACTACGTGTCAGTACAGACTTCATAACAGAGACAGGCATGTGTAGCTGTTCTGCTAGTTTGAAGTCTGCATACTCAACAGGTGTGAGTTCCTTTAGTTTCCCTCTGAATCAACTACATCACCATCTTCACCAACAAGAGCTAGGATTTCATCAATCGCACCTCGCATGTTGTTAGGTAGTGCATAGAGTTCTTCAACTGTAACTTTAGGTTTCATAACCATGAGAGCTACTTTTTCATACTTGATACGTGATGCTTTTGCATAGTCAATAGTTGGCTGACCATTTGCATCAACACCTTTGTCACTCATAAGAGCTAAGTTAAGTGTATCTACTTCAAGTAATGTGAGTTCACGATATGTAATTTCTTCACCGTTAAGTGCTTCTATTTTTGCTGTCTTTGTTGCTAGTGGTTGTGACCAGATGTTATTTTTTGCCATTGTTACACTCCTATGTGTATAAGTTTATTTAAGGGATATACCCTTATGGGGTGGGTGATAGCATCATAGGCTACTACCAACCCCATAAAGATACACCAAGCCCAAAGGACTCAGTATATGTGGTTACGGTGTCGGTGCAACTGCTGGACATTCACCAATCACTGATGCAACTTCTAGTGTTACATTATATGAAATAGCTGTGTCCATTGCAATACCTGTTGATACACCACCAACACCAGCATCAAAGTAGTATCTAGTACCATTCCCACCTGTACCTGTACCAGCAGGAATATTTGGTAATTCAATACCAATAATTACAGGCTCATTGTTAGCAAAAGCTTCTTTGAGCTTCATTTGACCTGCAGTGTCCGAAGGGTCAAGCAGTAAACCCATTTCTAAAGTACCTCTTGAAACAGAACCCATGATTTTAGCCGTTTCATTAGAACTTAGACACTTAATTTCAGTAGATGTTCTAGTTTCTGAAAGTTCACCTAAAGATTGTGGACAACCTACAACATCACCACCAGCAAAAGCTGTAGCAACTGCAGTACAATCATCCATATTAGTACCTGCTTTAATAACAGTTACAACAGTACCTTGTGAGTTAATAACTTTTAAACCCATTTTAACGCTCCTTGTTGTGTTAATTAATTTTTTCCATAGCTATGAAAAACACACCCATAGTATATCACATTTTCAATTCTAAATGAATATCTATGACTTGTCTATACTTCTTAGTGATGTTTTCATAAGACTCAAAGTTAAAATTATTACTAGTGATGAACTCTTCTCTGAGTAATGTGCGAATACTATCTGCAATATCTGTACCCTCACCATAATCACTTGTGAGCACATCAATCTGCACACCAAAACGTGTTGTAACAGGTGTGTTACATGTGATACCTGTAGTGTCTACTGTACCAATAACCTTGTATATAACTGCATCTGCTTTGGTATCTTGTGGTACAGTCAGTGGGTATATCTTACCATTTAAATCAGGTAATCCGTCATTTAATACTCTGTATATTGCTTCTCTCATTAGATACCCTTCTTCTTAAAATATTCATCAAGCTTTACAACCATAGCTTTTTGCACAGACTCATCAGCGTATGCACTAATCATTGCTGGACGTAAGAATGGTTGTGCAGGTGTCCACTTTTCCTTTTTCTTCCAATAATGGGATGGACTCACACCACCGTTGTCATTGTATGACATTTTAACCCTACCATTAAGATAGGTTCTTTTCTTTTTAAGGGTATCTTTGGTGTATGGATTTTCACTTAAATTACGGTTACCATAAGTACCAAACTCTACCCAAAAAGCAGGTGGACAACTCAGCCCTAGCACGGTTCTTAACAACATTAGCTCCAGCCGTCAAAGCACTCACTGTTGCATTACGTTGTACGTCCTTTGGTAGTGACATCAAAGTTTTTATGGTTTTGTCGTATGACTTCTTATCAACTGTGTATGTAACTGACATTATTAAAAACCTCTTTACAATTAAACTGCCAATATATGTTACGCTCCATAAAGTTTGATGGTGCTCCATCTACTTCAAACACTCTAATATTACTTCCATCACCAAGCTCATCATAACGTATTTGCATTGTTGCATCTAAGTCAAGGGTAAAGTATCTAAGCATTATTTTGTGTGTATGTTCTGTATGCACCATCTTTTCATTAAAAGCTTCTGTACCTACAAGTGGGCGTATCTCTGCAAAAGCATCAGCCAATTTAATATAATCTTTTTGTGGTTGCCCAAACGTGTCAGGTGCTTCTGTGTAAGCCCACACTGATACAACATGACGTAATCTACCTATTTGCATAACTTAAACCCTTGGTGTCCAAATGGATGCTAAACTATAAGGAATCCAATTTGGTAAGTTCTTTAAATCACCTATCCTAGATGCTTCACGTTGTTCATAGAGTTCAGCACCATATCGTTCAATGATGTTAATTAGTCTTGGTGGCATTTTATCACTGTGTGCATAACCAGCTGAGAATAAGATATTCATGTTCTGTGGGTGTGGATAAAACATACCCTTTTCAAGGTCTATTGCGTAGTCTGCTGTTACATCAACACCATTTGTATCAGTGATAACTACATCAGAGATTGTATGCTTACCACAGTACCACTCATCTACGTCTGAGGGTGCTGAGTAATCTGGTGTGTTGGGATAAAACACTTTATAACGTGCTAAAAATATATCATTACTAGCATACGTTTGAATAGCATCTATAGCACCCTTAAGATAGATTTGAATGGTGTCATCTTCATGGCTATTAAGGACTCTAAGATGCTTTTTAAAACAACTAAACATCTCACCTGTGAGGGTTACTGTATCAGAGGGTGTGGTTTTAATTAGTTTGTGTTGCATCTAACAATCCTTTAACCTGTGCTTTTAGTATTGTTATTTCATCATCTTGTTTCTCTAATACCTCTTGGTAGTCCACAACGCTTGTATCACCCTTTAACCCCTTACGTCCACGTATTGCTTTGGCTAGGAGCTTCCAACCTGCTGATGGTATCTCCTGAGCGTTGTCGTGAGTCTTAATCCAAGATGCATTATCCCACATAACAATATCATTGAATTCATAGTCTTTTTTATTGCTATCCCACACTCCCATGTGTGTAGGTTCTTTAGGTGCTTTCATAATCATCTTGTATGACTTGTTTGCGTCTGATGGTTCTGTATCATTGCCTTTTAAGAGGTTAACATAAACATTATTACCAGCAAGTACCATCTGTCCTACATCTGATGGTTGCTGGTCATACGTTTTTGCTTTGCCAAGTTCCACACTGATTGGTTCATTGATTTTGGCTTTGAGGTCTGCAATCTCTTTCTCATAGGTTTCTTTAACTTCTCCAAGTTCTTTTTTGAATACCGTCTGAATTGCATTGATGTTTTCCTGTAACGCTGAATCATTATACTCCTTTGGTATGTCTAAGTTATTCACATCTTCTTTCACAGCGTGAATAAGTCCTTTAAGTGCTGAGTCATCGTACTGTTCAGGAATGGTTGGCATAGACTTTTTAACATCTTCAATCTGTTTAACTAAGTTTGAGTCATCGTACTGTTCAGGAATGGTTGGCATAGACTTTTTAACATCTTCAATCTGTTTAACTAAGTTTGAGTCATCGTACTCTTTAATACCCTTAATCTGCTCTCTGATGTCGCTGTCATCGTAAGACTCAATATTTGAGATTTGAGTTTTAAGTTCTGAGCCATCAAATGGTGTGAAGTCTTTGATAAATGTTTCTACAGGTTCAATACGCTTTTCTATTGGTGACAGGTATTTTTCTCTGAAAGCTGTTAAAGCACTTGCAATAATCTGAGCTATTTTCTTTTCCATTATAACATTCCTTTAATCATCATTACAGTTGCTTCTGTATCAATGTTCTTTGCGTCATCTTCTTTAGGTTCTTCTTTAGGTTGTTCTTTAGGTTGTTCTTTAGGTTGTTCAATCATTTTAGAACCAACACCAAGCTCAACCATCTGCATTTGCACTAATGGGACGTCACCATCAGTTACATTAGGTAGACCCACTTTGTTCCTAGCTTCATTAGGTGACATGATACCACCTGTAGTAGCTACTTTTAGACCATCCATTTTATCTTTGAAAGTGGCTTCTAAAAGGATTGATACATCAAACTCAATAGTTTCATCAGCTGGTAGGTTAAAAAGACGTTCAAGGCTATTCTCTAAGTGTTCTATAACAAATCCAAGCCCTGATGTTACAAAGAATTGCATTAAGTTTTCAGTAGACCCTGCAGTTGGTTTGTCTGATGCACCAATGAGTTCTAGTGGTACACGATAAACCCTTGCTATATCTGCAACAGTCATCTGATATGTATCAATGATTTCAGAATCAACAGCACTCATACTTACTTGCTCATACTTAAGACCACTTGTAAGGATTGGTGTACCACCCGTATCCATGTCTTTTGTAACTTCATTGAACCGTTCACGCAAATCTTTTGTTTGTTCTGCTGTCATAGTCATATCAGTACTTAACACACCTGATGGTCTTGCCATGTTTTTAAAGAATCTATTGGTATGACCTTGTATGGAGTTACCTGTACTTGCTGACAACATTACAGCTTCTAAGGGTGTGCAACCTATAAGTGGATGATGGTTTGTGTGCATCTTAATGTGTAATACATTACGTGCTGGAATAATACTATCAAGCTTAATGAGTGTTTCATCACCAATACCATAATACACTTCTCTATTGTCTGCAGTGATATATGGACTCATTCTTAATTGTGGATAAATGTATTCTATTTCAAATCTACCATTACGTGTACAAACACCATAACCATTACCTGTAAGTAACATCTTACGAACAATGTCTACAAAGAATTCTGACTTAGTTTGTGTTGGATTTGGTTTACGCATAACTCTTGCAACGGCTGATTTTTTAACCTCAACTTTACCACCTTTACCATCATCTTTCATGTGACGTATTGGTAGTTGTGCAATAGATTGTGAGATGGTAGCAACACAGGCTTCTACAGTACTGTTGCCATTGTGGCTGTCAGTAGGCATATCTTGTTGCCACCATGTCCAAGGATAGTTGGCTGGTGGTACAAATGAATCTGAACCTGATGAAGAAGCCATGCCTTTTGTCTTTGGAGTAAAGCCTAGTGCTTTCATCATACCTTTTAACATAGGTTAACCCTTATTTGGTTTCTGATTTAGATTTTTTGTCTTTCTTTACTTTAGACTCTTTATCTGTCTTAGGTTCAATGACTTGTGTGTGTGCTCCCTCTGATTGTGGTACGTATGCATCAACTAACACTTGAATATCAGTGGGGTTTACAATGTTTGATGTTGCATGGAACAATGCTTTATCACCCTTGTCACTAATGTTTGCATTGGTATTCAACGCTGTGTAAATCGTATGAATCTTAGGATTAGCAACTGCTCTACCTTGTGGGTCAAATAGTTCAAGACCTACAACACCCTCTACCTGTAATGTGTATACCCAAATTTTACTAGCCATTATGAATCTCCAATGTTTTATTTTGATGACATAAGTATACCATAAACATAAGAAACATAAAACATAAACAATTTAAAGGATTTAATGATAATGAAATTGAAGTGTCTGAGATATATGAAGAGGGGTTGTAAAAAGATACCCAACACCCAAAGAGGGTGAAGAGTAAAGGGGTGACTACCAACTCACACCTGTAAGGATTTGAACACCATCTGCTCTTGTTTGTAACCATGAAACATCCATAGTCATTCTAAGTGCAGTTGAATCAGTTTGGTAAAGTGAACGTACAGGTAGAGCCGTTGCAGTTGTACCATCATTGATAGCTTCTGCAGGGTCACCCATAACAATAGTTGCTGATGAGTTAGCTTCAAACTCTACACCATTACCAATACCTTTGATTAGTGCTTTGTTATCAACAACATATACTTTGTCAGCAGGTACATTGATAGATGCTTCAAATGTGAATCCTGTAAGAACATCAACATCTTTGAATACAAAGTTACCAAGTGCATCTGTTTTAAGTCTCATACCACGTAAACGTGATGGGTGAATAAGGATAGTACCTGCTCCACCAAGTTTAGCAGTAGTAAGTCTATCAAACACACCATTGAAGTCAGCAAGGATGTTTTCAACTGTTGCACCCGTTGATGCTACAATGTTTCCTGCTCCTGCACTAGCTTCTAAACCTGCTGGTCTTGTAGCATCTGCTGGTACTGCATCTAGGAATGTTGCATCAATAACATCTGCTGTATCTGTTTGAATGTGAGTTCTAACAAGTGCTTCGATGTTTGGAATTGATTTTCTGAAAAGCTCTTTAGAGAATACAGAGATAACACCCAATTTGAATGGTGAAATTTTGATAGTGCTGTAAGCATCGGCTTTAACAGGAATCGGAGCACCCTCTTCAATAAACGCACCACTTAGTGAACCGTTACCGTTTCTGAATGGTAATGTAAGTGAACCCATTTTACCAAATGTAACTGACTGAGCACCAACTCTACCAAAGATAGTCCCAGCTACTAAATCCTCAAGGTATGAACCATATCCATCTTGTACCAAGTTTCCAGCCCAAGCATCATCACCGATAGTTGCTGGGTTAGTTGCACTCTTAACGAATGTTGATACCACTTTAGAGCCACCGTATGCTTTGTCAATAACAGCTTGTGCGTGAGTCCCCTCTACAGCTGATTTAGTCATAGCTACAACAGATTTAATTACTGCTGAACGTGCTTCTTCAAGAGAAATTGTAGGCTCTTGTTTATCTTCAACTTTTTTCATGTTTGCTGGGATTAGTGTTTTTTCCATTGCTTCAAATGATTTAAGTCTTTCACCCTCTTGTGCAAGTTCTGTTGAGAGGTTAGCCATAGTTGATACATCTGCGTCTGATAAATCAGCTTTACTGTTAAGTGTTGCTAACTGTACTTGTTTTGCTGTCATTGCTGTTTGTAGTGCAATGATTCTTTCTGCGATTGTCATAATCTTTCCTTTAGTTGTTTTAGTTTGTATAGTGGGTTGATTAGCGTTCACGCTAGTGTTGTCCTCAGAGGATTTGACAGGGCAGTTTCCATTCACGGAACATAGTCTGTTCAACTCGTCTGAGGATATGTGTTTTGATAAACTTTTTCTAAGGGCTTCTGCGTTGGCTGGGACGGCGACTAAGCTACATTCCATCAAATGATTGTCGTGTAAGTCATACCCACCAAACTCATTCTCTACAACTCTACCCGAACTAAATCCGATAGACACGGTTTTTAAAATACCTTGTTCAACCAATGAACGTATTTCATCTACCAATGCTGATGTGCCTGATTTAGCGAGTTCTAATGTTCCTACTAAGTCTGTACCAGCAATATGTAAGTTAGACCATTTACCAATTATCTTAGCATGGTCGTGAAAAGCAAGTGCTATAGGATTATCTAAAAATTTAGACAAATCCCATGAGGGCATAACTCTATCACCAACTCTATCAACTGATGGTGTTGACATCACAAACTTAAGTCCTGATGTTGTTTGCGTTGGTGTTGTGCCTAATCTCTTGTTAAAAGTTTTCATGCTGCAAGTGTAGCATAAAAATATTGATTAATTCAAGTTGCCAAGTTTCTTCCAAAATTTAATAGCTTTTAAAGTACGGTTTATATCTGCATTGTCTTGATGCATATAGTGTGCTGACATGAGCTTGTTTAGTTTAACTTCTAAAGCATCTACACGCTGAATGACACAGGGTGCTGGTATGGGTTCTATGTGCACAGTGCCATATATTTTAAGGTTCTCTTCCTGTAGTTGGGTCATAGAACAGTTAACACAATAGAAACAACTACAGCCAACACCATTATAACAACTGTGCCAATTTTTTTCATCTTCTCACAACGGTCATATCGCTCAACCTCTCTTTGCATCTCTAACTCATCCATATGTTCAATATACTCCAATCTCTCTGCAACTTCTATTTGGTTCATCTTATTCACACTCACCCATATTCACTATTTCTTTTTGCAAGTAGTGAATACACTTCTCCAAGTCCTCAGCCCTATCACCCTTAGTTCTCAACAAATACTTCAATGCGTTGCCCTCGTAAAAATTTAACCCATAAGCATCTACTATATGCCAAGGTTGAATGGGCGTATCTTTATAATGACTGCCACCCACCTGTTTCTTCATTACCTCGTCTGTTTGCATCTTTAATCCTTTAATTTTTTATCATCACTACACAGAAGTTTTCAAAAATCCATCTTCCAACCTCTGTGTACTGATGACAGTTGTGGGGTTCCCACCCACTGCCATGTTTCCATGTCTAATTTTATCTCACGCGTGAACACGCGAACTTGTCCAGCCTCTAAAAGCTGTTTGTTTTGTTTGCAGTTTGGAAAATTTAATAAAAAACCAAACTACCTGTACTGCCCGAACTCAATCGGCTTTCCTGATACAGTGTGCAAAAGCACATCATAACCCATGATTATGATGGGTTATAATCTGTCTTTCCAGCGTCAAATTATTTAGTTGTGTATATTGTTTTAAGAAGAGGGAAATAATTCATATTGACATACTCCCCATACCTAAAGGCAGGGGATTCTAGCGTTAAACAAGGTTAGG